TTGGCCGCTAGTACCCCTTCAAACGCACCACCTCCGAAGTAAAATGCCACGATGGTTAGCATTATTTCTCCGATGTAGAAATCGCCGAGTACCGCTTTAACTGCGTCAATGTCACCATTACCTGTAAGGGTCATACCCATAACAAGCATGAATGTGCCTAGAAAACATACCGCGAACATTACCGCTAGGTAACGCTGAGCTAATTTGAAAGGGGCATACGATGCCAGGAGATCGGTTTTAGCTTTAGTCTTAGCCGCAATCTCTTCTTCAGTGCTGGTGTGCATTGAATCAATAAGGTCTAAACCTTTAGATATTACGTCGCCAGAGCCAAAAATCTTTGCTAGTACGCTTAACATTTAACGACTCATCAACTTTTCTTCTAGGTGTTTGATCGTAATCTGAGCGGCCGCCAGATCTGCACTTAGCTTTCCAACAGCAATCATAAGCTCTTCTTTCTCAGATAGTAACCTGTCTACTTTAGCGTTCAAAATGTCAACCTGCTCACGTAGAGACTCGTTGAATTCCGCTGTAGCGGCATCTGATTTCATCATGCGCTCATGGTTCTGTTTGTTCTTTTGCGTCAGGTAGCCCCAAAAGGCAGCAGAGCCTGCAAGAGCAATCGCTATGGGTACAATTTGATCAAGCATTTCGTAGCCTTTCTAGTTCAAGTTCCTGTCGCTGGAACAGGTTCGCCAAATATGCTGAATGTAGCATCATCCAAATTATAGCAAGCTCGCTAAAGCGGTCGCTAATAGTCTGTTCGATTTTAACGTATTCTCCGCTAGCTTTCACGTTATATATCATTTGCGAGACATAATGCGGCTCGTGCATAACGTAAATAGATAACACAACGGAAGATAAAACCATGTCTAATATCAACAGCTGTTTTAGCTTTGGTCGGCTACCCCAAATAGCAACAGGCAGAGAAGCAAAACTAACCACTCCCCATATAGCAAGAAACCAATTTGGTAAACACTCATCGCAGAAGTCCCATAACATTCCGGCTAGTAATGCGCCCCAAAAGGCGTAGCTAACGATCTGTGCTTGACCGTTAGCCGTCATTACCTTGCGCCAGAACGTACTTGGCTTATTCATAGCTTAGATGATAGCGTTATCAACGAGAACTTGTTTAAGCTCCGCTTCGTCTTGGCTATTGTCGATAGCTACTTGAACAACATCATACTTTTCACGGATTGCTTGACGAGCTTCTTCAGCAGCGACAGCCATCGATGGGATAGTCGCCTGAGTATCCAGAGGAGCGAACTCTTCAGTACGAACAGCTCTACGCCATTCGTGTGCCATTTCTTTGGCTTTAGGTAGGTTGATTTTGATCATAGTTTAAGTTCCTTAAGGTTTTTCCGGCCAAATTACCTCAGTAGGGAAGCCGACTTGAGTAGTAATATCACGTAACGCTTGGCGGTATGTTGCCATAGCATCAGTCATGGAACGATCAGCAAGCGCAAATTGATCAGACTCTTGTAAAAGCATATCTCTAATTGCACGTACTTGTTCAGCAATCTCTTCTTCAGTTCTATAATCAACAAGAGAAGTTACTCCGTCAGAAGCAATAGTATTATGCTTAGACTTACGTATTTCTAAATACGCATCTTCTGTAACTTCAATATTTGGCGTAGGGATAGTTTCGTGAATATCCTTATCGTACCAGCCTAGGATACGACCATTTGAATCTATGTGTGCGTATTTCATATCAATATCCTACAGCTATGTAATATGCATTTCGACCGCTACTAATAACGTACCAGTTAAAACCTGTAGAAGTTAAAGCTGCCGCTGAGTTGTTAAGCACTAGAGGATACGTAGAAGAAGTGCTTGAGAACTGACCGAACGAAATGCTAACTGCCGCAGTAGGAAACGCAATAGGGAAAGTTTCTGTACCGGAAGCGGCAATAGCTGTTTGTCCCCACTGTATGATTAATCCGCTAGGTAATTTTACATACCCCTCCCCTGATAATGCCTTATCAGAATATACGGAAGTGTCGAAGTTATCACTACCCCTTATGTATGAAGCCATGTATCACCTCACTCAAAAGTATTAGATGGACTGCCAACACCATCATTCAGAGTAGCAGGGTCAACTTCCCATGCGTTACGGAAAGTACGATCACTTGGCACATCAGAAGTATCTACGATCTTGTAAGCAAGGCCAGCAGGTACATCCTTCTGTGCAATCTGATTGATAGAGTATTTAGCTAGTGCTTCATCACTTGGGATGATGATTGCTACGCCACCTTCTGGTGTTGCATATATAATACGTTGTGTCATTTGCTTGTTTCCTTATAAACTGAAGACTGAAACCGAGATAACAGGCAAGTCTTGTTTTACGTTTGAATTATCACCAGACACAACGGTTAATGCGCCTGTTGCTATACTATATATAGCACCTTTCTTAACAGGGTAGGAAGTGGATTCACTTTGAACAGTGACGTGCGGGGCATAGTTAGCATTTGACATTGCTGTAGTAAAGTTAACTGTATAATACCCAGTGCCTAAATCAGTAATACTACTAACATTATAATTGCTTCTTATTGCTACTGTTCCAGTACCATTAAAGTTAACCCAAGCCTTAGCACTACCTTTAACTACATTCGTAGTAGAAGTTGTATTTGTCCCATCAGTTATGTTGGAGACGTTTAATGTACTCATTAGTTATCTCCTTTATCTGAATACTACTAGGTTAACGTGATCTCTATCAGGCGTAGACCACGCTGGCGAGGTCAAATAAAACCTAATACCAGACGTTGTGCGTCCGCCTGAATAACCGGCAGCGTAGTCGCCAGCTACGTCGTTAGAGCCATCTTGAACTGAGTAAGACACTGCGTAGTTAACATCTGGCATCGAACTTGAGAAGTTTGCGGTGTAATGGCCTGTACCGTTATCAGTAATACTGCTTATGTTACCAGATGCACGAATAGAAACAGTACCAGTACCGTTAAAGTTTACCCAAGCGCGAGCCGGATATAATCCGACCCCGCCTGTAGTTTGTAGGTTATCAACCTTGAGTGTGCTCATTACACAATGCTCCATGTTGATCCAGATGGAACTGTTACAGTCACACCTGAGTTAATTGTTATAGGTCCTGCGGACATAGCGTTATGCCCTGATCTAATAGTATAGTTAGCCGCTACGTTAGTCGGGTTTTCCTTGAATACCGCAAGAAAGTTGGTATCAAGTTCGGTATGTGTTAAAGCTGAACCTTTGTCTGCTCTAGTAACTATAGATGTCATTTAATACCTCGTTAATGCTTACGATAATCATTGATCGTTTTATATACAGCATTATAGTCTTCATTGTACCCGCAGTCAGCATAAGCCTCAAAATACGGCCCGCCGTCGGTATAGTGGAGTAACTTAGGCGGCTTATCCGTCTGGTTGGCGTTATCTACTAAGAAATTCCACTCCATCGGTAGTTCGCCAACGTCGTCCAAATTATCCAACCACTTGAATTGGTGCATATCCAACCCAGCGGCGGTGTTTACGTACTCTAGCGTAAGCGCACGACACTTTGCGTTATTGAATAGCATTACACTCGACCAATTCTTTAACGAGTAACTCTCTTGCTTGTTGCCGCCAAACTTGGTCTCGCTGTTGATAATCTGATTATGCTTAACGCACATAACAGAAAACCTATCATCAGCTAAATCAAACAACTCTTTGACATCACCTTTGATAATCATGTCGTTGTCTATAAATAATGCCCAACCATTATACCCTGAAAGATAAGGAGTTAAGAACCTACTATTGCTAAACTCAGTTGAATCATACTCACCCCTCTCGCGGGTAAATTCTTTCAGCATATCCCTATGTAGGAATGTGAAGCTAACAGGAACGCTAGAATTTTGCATGATGCTTTCAGCGCAGGTATATGCCGGAATTCTGTTGCCCCTGTCGTAGCCAATCACAATCCTATACACGGGTATCATCCATTGTTAGACCAAGTATGTTTGACTCAGGGTTAACTGGTATCAAATATTTAACCTTTAGCTTCACTTCCCTGTAGTTATGGCCTTCAATCTTCTCTTTCCACCACTTTGGATGCTTAACAGTCACATGAGCGTTAGTGCCATCAGGAAGCGTCTTTTTAGCAAGCCCGCAATATACAACCAAGAAAACGAATCGTTTCGCCTTGCTGAATATAGTGTGCAGAACCTCATCAAGCTCATCTTCAGGAACGTGCTCAAGAACGTCAGTGCAAATAACAGCATCAACATCATCTTTAGTTAGTGTGCTATATAGCGGAACAGCAGGGTCATACAGGTATAGCCCGTGATCATCTATGCCGATGAGGTTGTGGTATTTGTATCTGCGATACATTTGCGCCTTGCCACAGCCATAATCAAGTAGGGTCTTACACCCTGTTGATTTAATAGCGCCTTCAAGATACTCAACGTATCCGAACTTTAAGGAGTTCCCAGAGAAGTGGCCTTCAGTGTGGAGCTTTTCGTAATCTGATAAATGCTTCATTAAAAATCACCGTACTTTGAATCGTTAATCCAAGCAGGGTTGAGGTCAGATAGTTTAATCCAAGTTAGCAGTCCAGCTTTCTCGTATGCACTCACAATCGCCACTTCTTGTTCGTGGCTATGTGTTTCAGCCTTCCCAATGGAAATAGGTAGATGCCAAGAGCTAGGTTCGTAATCCCCGCCTCGCATCTTGTTTGTTTTCTTAGCGAAAAAGTCAAAGCCAATCAGTGTCAAAGACTTCTGTGTTTTAACCTTTTCGATAAAGAATTTTATAGTCCATGCACCAGCTGACAAACGACTAGCATCTTTGTCGCTATCTTTTATTCCGTACTGAGCCATGATGCTTAGAATCTCATCATCCTCATACATATTTAGATAGTCTTTTAGATTCTCGTTTATCTTAACTGGTTTGCTTACATGAAGCCGCGCACGGTTAAACAGGATGGCTGCGTTCTTGGTCTTATCCCTAAACGTTTTAAATTTAAGCATATCAGCCCTGAACGCGCCCGTTACCCATACATCAAGCTTCGTGCCAATTGCTTCAGCTTGCTTTGCACCGTAATCAATACCCCTGCCAAATCTCACAACGACATCAAAGCCGTCTATAAGCTCCGCATTGGCGTGATTCATCATCTCAGTTGAGTTACCTACCAATAAGACGTTCTTGTCTCTAGCAAGATCTCTGAAGCTCTCAATGTCCATTATAGGTACTTGTTCTTAAACTTCTTGCGCTTGAGTGATATGTATTCAAGATAATTAACCAGCTTTTCCTTCCAGTTCTCATCTACAAGCGGGCAGAAGATACCTGACTTGTGGCTGTTGAATACACGGTTGACCCATGCTTTAGGGTCATCCTCTTGGAATAGGAATCGGTTAATGTGGTAGAAAGAGCCTTCAGGCATTTTGTGATAAACGTCAATCGGTTCTAGTTGCTTGTCTAGTGCGATTGCGTACATTGCCGATTCACTGATAACTGAGCTGTATACGATTTCAGCCTGTGCCATCAACGTATATACATCGTCATTACGGTGTAGCACGTTTTCCTCACCAAACAGATCCATCAGCTCGCCTACAAGCTTATGCGTAGTTAATGGATGCGGCTTAATCCAAGCATCTTTGCCGTGTGTGTCACGAATGTATTTAAGTTTATTAAGGCAAACACGGTCTTTCAGCTTATTGCTTCCAGGAAGAACAACAATAGCTCTGCGCGCTTCCTTCTCATCTGTAGAGATGCGGTCTTTGTACTTGTTAGCATTCTTCTCAATAATGTTATTCTTAAAGAACTCAATATAATCGTACTTAACCTCAACATCATCACGCCAAGCATCCATCATCTGAGTGACGCGTAGCTCAAGCTGAAGCGGATGAATAGTTATGGTGTTTGCGTACTCTGTATAATTCAGAGTTTTGAAATAAGGCAGCTCTCTAGCAATAACATCGTAATCGTATTCAAACGGGTAGTCAGTCATCGTGTTGGCAAAGAAGGTTTCAAACTCCTTTGTCCAACTTAGCAGGTCGCTCTTTTCAATGTCCCCAATGCGCTCTTTGCGCTCTTGGATGTTATTCATCTTCACTTATCTTTACCCCCCTCAGGCTTTAGACGAAGAAGTCAGTGTCCCTATTTGTGCTGAATACAGTGCTAGTGTTCCAGGTAGTAGTCGTATCAACATCTGTTGTGCGGCTAGTGCTGGTATTCCAGACTGTTAGTGTTTCAACTGTGGTGTTTGTATTAAAGACTGTATTGTAGTTTGAAATTGTTACTTTGTCAGTGATTCGTGACGTACCAGTAGCAAACGCTGTATTCGTAGCGACAACGGTAGTCGTATTGAACAGTGTATTGTAGTTGGATGTCGTAATACGATCAGTCAGAACTGTTGTGCTAGTGTTCCACACGGTAGTCGTATTTCTGTTCGTAATGGTGTTAAACAGAGTGTCATAGTTCGTGTTGGTAGCTTTATTCGTGTTTCTATTCGTATTAGTGTTCCAAATAGTCGTAGTATCACGGTTCGTATTGGTTAGGAACACGGTATCGTAGTTGGTGTTCGTAGCCTTGTTCGTATTGCGGTTCGTATTAGTATTCCAAACCGTTGTCGTGTCTCTATTCGTACCGGTCAAGAAAACGGTATCGTAGTTGGTGTTCGTAGCTTTATTCGTATTTCTATTCGTGTTGGTATTCCACACCGTTGTCGTATTACGGTTTGTAATGGTGTTGAAGATAGTATCGTAATTCGTATTCGTAGCGCGGTTTGTAGCAGTAGCACGAACTGTCGCTGTTGCTCTGTTGGTGTTTCTATAAGTAGCTGTCGCCCACACTGTAGTCGTATCGCGGTTTGTTAGGCGATAAGTATTGGTATTCCAGATCGTAGTTGTATCGCGGTTCGTGTTTGTTGCGAACGTTGTAGTGTAATTGGTGTTCGTTGCCTTATTGGTGTTTCTGTTGGTGCTAGTGTTCCAGATAGTCGTTGTGTTGCGATTTGTTGTAGTGTTGAACACTGTATCGTAGTTTGTGTTTGTCGCTCTATTGGTCGCTGTAGCGCGCTGAGTTGCTGTAGCGCGGTTTGTATTACGATAAGTCGAAGTAGCCCATACCGTATTCGTTAAGCGGTTTGTCGCAGTTAGGAACGCGGTTGTGTAGTTTGTAACCGTGTTTCTATTTGTTGCTGTAACCCTAACGGTAGCAGTTGCACGGTTGGTATTTCGATAAGTGTTAGTAGCCCACACTGTATTCGTTAGACGGTTTGTAGCGGTCAAGAAGGTAGTGGTGTAGTTAGTGTTCGTACTTCTATTGGTGTTCCTATTTGTGCTTGTGTTCCAGGTTGTTGTTGTATTGCGGTTCGTATTTGTTACAAAAACAGTGTCATAGTTGGTGTTTGTCGCGCGGTTGGTGTTGCGATAAGTATTAGTATTCCAAACCGTGTTTGTAGTGCGGTTTGTAGCAGTAGCAAACACTGTGTCGTAGTTAGTATTTGTCGCCCTGTTCGTGTTGCGATATGTGTTTGTGTTCCAAACAGTCGTAGTTGAACGGTTTGTCGCTGTTAAGAATGTAGTATTAAAGACGGTTGTCGTGCTTCTACTTGAATAAAC